CTAAGGTTAATACTGTCCAAAAACAAGTAGATAAATTACATGATGAACCATATAATGAATATAAGCAGACAAAACATGATGTAAAAATAAAAGTGCTGTCTGAGGTTGGCAAGGGTATTATTATTGGGGTAATTGTGTATATATGTACTCTTATTGGAAATGGTTTAATTAAGTTATAATTATAGGGAATAGGCGTTGTAATAATGCCTATTCCCTATTTTTTACGTTTGCATAAAAGAGATGTTTTATTCGGTATTATCTTTCCAACATTTATAGCACATACCTATATATGATTCGTTGCCACCAATTTGTACTTGCTTACCTGTTTTAATAATTTTACCATTGTTGATTCTCGCATTAACTTCTGCTTTACGTCCACATTTGCAGATGGATTTGATTTCTTGAATTGAGTCTGCAATTTCAAATAATCTTTTACTACCTTCAAAAAAGTGTGTTTGAAAATCAGTTTTCAATCCAAAACATAAAACAGGAATATATTTGATCGCAATATCTTTGAGTTGATTGACTTGTTCTTCAGTTAGAAACTGTGCTTCGTCAACGATCATTACGTCTGGAAGATTTGATTTTGTGATATACCATTCCATAATATTTTCATTTTTAGGAATAATGATTGCTTTATCTTGTAGTCCAATGCGTGATTTTATAATGTCAATTCCATCACGATTATCTGTTGATGGCTTCAGTAATGCAACTTTATAACCCTTTTCTTCATAGTTGAATTTTACCATTAGGGCGTTAGCTGTTTTAGATGATCCCATTGCTCCGTAACGAAAGTATAATTTTGGTATTTTACATCATCTCTTTTACATATATTTTAGATTTATTTATTACTTCTTCCCAAAATCTTTCCATTGTAGTATTGCATAATCCATATTTTTCAAATTTACATATTTTCTCTTGTTGCCTTAATATTTCATCAAGAATATCTGGTTCAAAACAATTTCTTGTAATACATTTGATAAAATTGTTAATATGTAACCATGCCTCATTACGCAATACTATGTCACCCCAAGCATCTGGATATATAAATTTACTATTTTTTGTTTTATTGCAATATTTTTTTACTAATATTGATAAAGGCGCACCAAAATCTTTATCTGGTATAATCATAGATTGACTAAAATAATCACGATGATGTATCCATATATCATTGTCTTTTATGTAAATAGGACATTTACATTTTTTAGGAATATAATCTATTGAAAATATTTGTTTTATTCCTTTTAATTCTTTTGGCTTTGGTAATTTAGGTTGGCTATAGAATTTTACAGAATATTGAATAAATTGTAAATTAGGCTTAGGGTTAAATAACCAATGTGGAGAATTTATATCGTATTCTATATTATTTCACTCCTGTTGATCCAAATCCGCCACGTTCTGTATTGTCAAGTTTATCTGTTTCTACAAAACTAACTTCAGGCATTTTTTTCTGAATTCTAAACTGACAAACTCTATCGTTAAGTTCAATAGTAGTATCTCTTGTGGCATACACAGGCATCATCCAAATATCGTTTGTACCTGAATATGAATTATCAATTACGCCATAAGAATTAGTTTGAATAATACCCCACTTCTTAAATGTAGAACTACGAGGAACAACATGTGCTTCATATCCTTCAGGTAACTTCATTGAAACACCAAGAGAAATTAACTTAAAATCTCCCTTGTGAAGTGTTACTGTTTCTGCTGAACGAAGGTCAATCCAATCACCATTTTCAATAGACTTGATTTTTTCAAGATTTGAATTATGATAAACAATATAAATATTTTTCAATTAATATTCTCCTTTAATTTTTGATAAATTGGTAAAATAAAGCTTCCTAGCGTATTACCTAGTGTTACTGTTAAAATGTATCTTAATGACGCACCAGATGTATCAGGTAAACCATTCATCATACCGAAATAAAACATATCAGCAACACAGTGTTCAAACTTACAAAGAATAAATACAGAAACACAGACAAAAATTCCTATATATTTGCCTATGTCTGATTTACTGTTCTTAAAATTATCAACTGCAATGTACATAAGTAATCCACAGAAAATCGCTAAAATAATTGTTGTAGTAAATGACTGATTTAGTTTTGAATTACACAATACGGTTGCTTTTGCATCTAAATCTGGTTTAATAAAATACAAACATCTGCAATATAAATCAGCACCTATAAAATTTCCTATCCATGTAACAACTAATAGTTCAATATAATTTAATATATCTTTTAGTGGTGTTAAAACCAGATATCCTATCTTACCTGTAAATAGATTCAGTTGATAAACAACTATTGTAAATAATCCTACTGCAAATAATAGTGAACCTACGACTGGATCATTGACGGACAGATAAACTGTACCGCCAATACCAATCATAATTCCTGCTATCATTGCAGAAATAAATTCTCTTAATTTTTCCACAAAATAACCTTTCCTTGCTTTAGTGATTCCTTGACATTAATTAATCTTTGATTTGATGAACCACGAAATTTTAAGTTCATATCTTTTAAAGATTCGATAAATCTTCCATCAACCATAACATCAATATATTTTAGAATTTCTTGACGTTTATGTATATTAGGGATTGGACTAAATATATCTTCATATTTATAACCAGAATATAACCAAATAGTTTTATCAGGATACTTTTCTTTAATTGTTTTGCATAAATCAAGAATACCATCTAAGTTCTTATCATATAAGGGTTCTCCACCTAAAAGAGATACTCTAGTTATGTAAGATTTGTTAATAAGATTCAGAAATGCATTTTTAACATCTTCTGTCCATTCTTTTCCTAATTCGTAATTCCATGTTTCACGATTGAAACAATTTGTACAATGGAAGGGGCATCCCTGAACGAACAGGGATACTCCAACACCTTCACCATTACTAATATCCATTTCTCTTATTTGTGCGTATTTAATTATTCTCATCTTCTTCTATCGAATGATCATCAAGATGAACATAACGATCTTTATATTCGGCTAATCTTCCTTGATTTCCAGTATTTGTACCAATATAACCGCATACACGTCTGGTGACATTCATAGTGTGCATATCTTCATTTCCACAATTTGGGCAATGCCAAATTAGCTCACCATCTTTATCAATAAGCTGAATTTCTCCATCGTATCCACATTTCTGACAATAATCTGATTTAATGTTTAATTCAGCATACATAATGTGATCATAAATAAATTGAATAACTTGTAATACAACTGGAATATTATGCGTAAGATTTGCACATTCGATATAACTGATACATCCACCCGGACTAAGTTTTTGAAATTCACTTTCAAACTGCAATTTTGTAAATGGATCAATTTTTTCAAATACCGGTACATGATAAGAATTAGTTATAAAATTTCTATCTGTAATACCTTTAACAATTCCAAAACGCTTTTTGAGTGCTTTAGCAAATGTATATGTTGTTGTTTCAATAGGTGATCCATATAGACTATAATCTACATCTTCTACTTGTTTCCATTGAGTACATTTATTATTTAATGCTTGCATAACTTTTAAGCCAAATTCTTTGCCTTTAGGTTGTGTATGTGATTCACCAGTCATATATTTTACACATTCATAAAGTCCAGCATATCCTAATGAAATAGTAGAATATCCATGATGTAAAAGTTCATCAATCGTTTCTCCTGTTTTAAGCCTTGCAAAAGCCCCATCTTGCCAAAGAATAGGAGCAACATCTGATTTAACTCCTTTCAAGCGTAACATACGAGCTTGCAATGCTTTATGACACAATTCAGTTCGTTCTTCAAATAGTTTCCAAAATGTGTTGAAGTCACCTTTAGATGAAAGTGCAATATCTGGGAGATTAATTGTTACTACACCTTGATTAAAACGACCATAGTATTTATGTCCTTTTACATAATTGTTACAATGTGAATAATTTTCAGTTGTTCTGTCTGGAGTTAGAAATGACCTACACGTATTTTTCCGTTGTCACCAACGGTACTGACTATATTATCCATTCAACATCAAATTAAATGGCTCTCCGCTTCGAAATAGCACCCAAATCTATTTCTACTGGGCTACATTCATCACCCATAGTCGATACACTTTTAATTAAGAATAGTAATTTCATATTTATTATCAATTACAAAATTATTGCCAAGTTTATATGCTTTCCCACTAAAGTGTTTAGATTTAACGCCATAATATCTTTCTGCACTAGCAAAACTTTGAAATGATTTAGATTCATTAGTAAAGAGGTTTAAAACAAGAATTGATTTACTTTTTCTATTACCTTTTTCAATAGTATAATCATTAATATAATCTTCGTCAGAATAGGAAAATAACCATTGTTTGTTGTATAAACATTTTGTTTTATGATTACATTGTCTAGTAATTATATTATGATTTGGTAAATTAAAATATAAAACACAATCAATCAGAGTATCAAAAAATAATTCTTGCCCTGTTTTAACATTCTTACATTTTACAGATGTAGAGTTTGGATTCTTTTTACCTAATTTAGAAACGCTAATCTTATGTTTAATTATTTTCATTTCTTCTATGGTTTTATATTTATAAGTATTAGCATCTATAGCTCCATCTGTTGTATTGTATCCATGATTAACTGCATCATAAAATTTAATCCAATAGCACTCTTTTTGATCTAATTCTTCTTTTGTTTTTGCTGTATCAATAACGTATCCTAAAAAATTATCTTTGCCATATTTTCTAATAGCTCTTGAGAATTTAGTATCAATTCGATAATTTAATGAATCATACATATGACGATTAAATCTTTCTTTAAATGTTTTGGTCGTTTGACCTATGTAAATTTTTCCATTTACTTTATTAATTATTTTATATATTACAGTAACAAATCACACTCCAAATATTATTTACTGTTATTCTTAATTACTTAGCACGGACTCAACTTTGATCTTCGAAAGTCCTATCCGTTAGCAAAATATCACTATTTCACACCCTTGGGTAAGGTTCAAAGAGTTTTATATGGGCTAAGGATTCGCTTACCCATACAAGCATATACACTACCTTTATTCTGTAGCATAATCTTTTCTGAGATATAATCAGGTACAAATCGTTTAGCAGTACATTTTGCAGCTAAAATTGTTAATTCCCAATATGGAGTCCCTTCCTTAATATTGTCTTCTTCAAGCACATATAGAAGTTTAGGAAAAGCCTGTGTAACATACACACCTTTACGATTTTTCATACCTTGAATTCGTTGCTTAAAAAATTCTTCAGTAAGCATTGCTACTTCTTTTTTATATTTTGGATTTTCATTAAGATACATAAATACACTTAAAAATGGTGCTTGACCATTTGTTGTACTCATACTATTAATTTGATAATTGAATGTTTGAACACTATCTACTATTTCTTTGTCCAAATCTTCTTTAGCATATTTTATTGAATCTTTTTTTGTAAATCCACGTTTAATATATTTATTATAATAATAATCGTAACTATCTTTTACGAAAGGTGCTAAATGCGTTAAAGTAATGGTACAACCACCATATTGAGAACTAGCAACTGCTGTAATAATTTGTGTAGCAATGGTTGTTGCTGTCAAAAGTCTATGAGGTTTATCAATTTTAACACCATTTACAACTGTTCCATTCTGAAGCATATCTTCAAGATTAATCAAGCAACAGTTATTTATCGTTTGAACGAAATAATCTTTATCATGTACATGAATTATACCTTCCTTATCAGCTTCAGCTACATCTGATGGAAGTAAAAATCTTTCCGTAATATCTGTACTTGTAATTCCAGCAAGATAATCTCTTTGTACGGTTACAACTTCAGCATTTTTATTAGAATTTTCACTATTCCAATATTCACTTGTTCCGTTAATTAATTCAAGAATAGATTTATCTGTAGTGTTGCTTTCTCTTACTAATCCTCTTTTGTACCGATATGTAATATATTCTTTAGCCACATCTTTTTTACTACTTGCCATAAGACGTTGCTCAACCATGTCTTGAATTTGTTCAACAGAAATGCTCTTCATTTGTTCTGCATCATGAGCGACTTTATTTGCAATATTTAGTGCAATGTCGTGATTTACACCATCGTTAGTACGTTCCATTGCTAGTTCAATTGCATTAATAATTTTCTGTTTATTAAATTCTACCTGTCTACCATCACGTTTAATTACTTTCATTTTCTCTTCCTCTCATAAGTATTCGCTGTTTTGGAATTAATATTTTTGTTATTTGAATTAGCGTTTGATTCTTTGTAACAGTGAATTATGTAATCCTTTCTGCTGTTAAATATTTTCTCTTTTTTAATATTATTGTCAAGCTCCTTTATTTTTGAACCAGCTAATCCTGCTGCAATAATGAATCCAAGCACTGCACAGCAAACGCATATAAAAATAGAAATACCAACATTCAATGTAATCATCTTATCACCTCCTTTAATTTTCTAATTCGTCAACTAATTGTTTGGCTTTAAGCTCTCTTATTACTTCATTGTATATTTCACTCCAATCATTGACTCTTATCATTCCGTTATATTGTGCGTTAAACGACTGATTCCAATAGTATGAGAACAAAAGTTTGTGTGCAGGACTACCTAAGAGATTGTCTGGATTATCGTCTACTAAGCAATCAAAATTTAATAGCTGTTTGCACTGATAATTGTCACTGTCAATTAGAATGACATTTTTAATGAATGGATATTCTCGTCGGATGAAATCAGACTTTGATTGCATAACGTCTGGATGAGATATTGATACTACATAAACTTCAATATTTTCATTATCACATAATCGTTTTACATACTGTTGACTATCTGTAAGTGGCTGAACATATTTATAAAGAATAGGCCAATCCCAAATGCTCTCAGCTAAATTTTTATACTGTCGAGGTAATACTTTTGTTGTATCATACTGTGTTAGTTGATTTGCTGTAAAATGTTCACCAGTGTAAAAATTTATAAGGTTTATGTAAGCATCAGAACTTCGTGCCATTACGTTATCGAGGTCTATTCCTAATTTGAATTTATTTATGTATTCTCATCTCTTTCGGTATTATATATATAGTTATAAATGTTCTTTACACATGAATCAAAGAAATCGTTCTTAACTATATAGTCTGCAATTTCATTTGCGTTCTTAAATGCTTCTTTGTCATTCGCTAAACGCTTTGCAATTGCAATATGTGAATCTCCACGTTCAATCATTCTCATATGACAAACGCTTTCTGGTGCATCAATAAGAATTACTTTGAATGGTTTATTACCTTTATAGTTTTTCTTAAAGAAGTTTATGCCCTGAAGGTCTATAGCGTATAGATCATTGTCTTCAACAGATTGTGCGTCTACGCCATAAAAATTATCATCAAATTCTGTAAATGCCACCAGATTATCTTTCATTGATTCAAAAGTATGTTTGTCAGTAAACATATGAGTGTTACCTTCATTAAGTCTTCGCTTTCTTGTGGTGTATGAAATTACTTCTGAAAGATTATATCGTTTACACAGTTCATGAATGACAGAAGTTTTTCCTACTCCTGACTTGCCAATGATTAAATATATGTATCGACATTTACTCATTTTTATCATCTCCATTACAATAAAATAAAAGTTCCTTTGAGTATGGTAGAGTGTGGCACCAATTAATAAAATCAATACGCCATTGAGGTAAACGGTGATTGTATCGTTGTCTTATCATATTTCTAATTATTTCGTAATTCATAGTTACTGTACGCTTTTGTAGAAATGATTCAGGAAGGATTGTTTTCATGTCAACTACATACTTAAAATCTTTTGTATTAAGATATTCTTGTCGATGTTTTTCAAGAAGATTAATTATTTCTTTAATATCTTCTTTGGTATTTTCTGTGTATTCAAACATAGATAAATCAAATGGTTGTTTATGTATAGTATGCATTGTGCTTTCTGAATCTTCAACTGTTCCTACTTTATAAGTGCTATATTCTTGCCACCATCCTCTATTTGCAGTAATATCAACACATATAAGGATTTGCCTTAAAAATTTATCATTTGGATTTCCTCCTTTTATCATTCGTTGAGCAAGATTCATATCATTTTTACCTATTACAAAAACATTTGGATTATTGATTGTACTGAACTGATGAAAATTACAATCATCATTTTCTGAATCATAAGGGCATCCAATACAATGTGTTTCATCACAAGTATAGCTATCTGATTTACTGTGAGAATTCATTGGATTACGTAAGCCACGAAAAGCTCCTTCAAAATTAAAAACTTGAGTATTTTCAAATTTCATTTAATCACCTTCCCAATCGACTTTAAATATTTAGTCTTGTCTTTTGCTTGTATGTAAGCCTGAACTTCTTCAGGTGCTAGCTGAACACTTCCTTTATATTTACATTCGTTTGAATATCGTGCAATCATTTTTCTTTGATCTTCCAGACCAATCAATTTTCTCATACGATCATGCGGTGTCACTCTTATTAATCACATCCTTAATCTTTATAGTTGAAATAGTAATATCCTTGACTAGTTTTGAAGCGTTTATAGATCTTGCCAAGGTTAGGAAACTCACTTGAATATACTACATTTGCAGGACACACCCTATTACCTTCAAGAATATATTTTGCATTATCTTCACATCTTTGTACTACATTTTTATCAGTATCAGAAGGTATGTGAACTCCATATTTCCACATATTACCATACTGATGCTTTGCAGTTAGAACTTTATAAATCGTATCATCAAAATCAGGATCATTTACTCTATTTATAACAACGTTGGCTACCATACGCTGAAGTAAATCTGAACACTCAGCACTTCGTGCTTCCTGATAAATACATGCTGTTAAATAATATAGATCCTGTTTGTTATATTTAGATTTATTAATCTTTGGTGTGCATGGTTTAAATTTGGTCTTTTGTATATACGCTGGTTTTACTGGCTTTACAGCGCGAATTGGTCTTCTTGTGTGTATAATAGTTTGTGACTTATTATCAATTGAGCTTGATCCTGTTAAAATACTTAGAGCTAATGCTACACACAAAATCCCAACTTTACGCAAAAAATCACTTCCTTTTTAATTTTGATACTGCATAGTTGTCAATTTTTGATGGATCTTTTGATTGTTTAATTCTTGATGTTATTCCATATGAATTTACAGAATACAAATAATACATAGTTCGTGCTTTATCACTTGTAATTATGAATGATGGAATATGTTCTATGTTATAAATAGTAGTCCAAAGTAATTCCCTCTTAGGTAATTTAATCTTCATCACTGAATTTTTAAGTATGAAACAATATGTTTGAGTTTATTGCTTTTGTCAAATGTCATACGTTGTGTATCTATAATCAAACCTTTTGCATATTCTTTATTGTTTGTAACAATATCTCCGTAAAATAAATTTGGTTTTCTATATTGAACATGTGTGACATATCCAATTAATGTTTTATCCTTTACAATAGGAGAATCTTCAAGTGCATCTAATATTTCTTGATTTGTAACATTTTGTGTTGTTTTTTTAAATACCATTCTATTTTTATATGTGTAATACTTTGTCATTATGTTGCTCCTTCTTTAGTTTCTTGTATAAGATCTCAGATTGGAGCGATACTCTATCAAAAATCTTTTGTTCTTCTTTTGATAATTTGCTTGGTTTTTCTAATGTACCATTTATATTATAGTCACAAAGCAATGATTTTAGTCCATTATGAATATCTTCCGCAAGCTGATTGATTGTATAATTATCATATAGTACAGGTTTATTTTCACTCATTGTCTTTAACACCACTTTTATCAGATTTTTTATAAAATTTTTTAGCAAGAAAACCGCTATCCCTTTAGGGTAGCGAATGAATTGCGTTTACCCTTGTTTTTGAATATATTTTTCTATAATATCTTTGCTAACTTGGCCTATACTACAAGCAAAATAACCATCACTCCAAAATGTATTTTCTACTCAAAAATGTCTTTCAAAATAGATCACCTTACGGTGTAATGCGTACTCTGCAACGCTATTACCACGGTTACTTTTCCGTCCTCATCTCTACAATGATATATAGGCTTTTTACATCCGTAACACCGAGGTGTACCCTTAACCTCTACTTAATTACGAATAACAGAGCGACGGTCTGATGTATCAAACGAAGGTATTA